CAGTCGTTAGACAACAGGGAATTATACTAACTTTTACTTATAGATAGCTTGTAACTTACAGGAGTTACTTTAATCTTGACTGCAATGCAGACATAACCCATAAGCTACAAGCTACCTACACCATGGATAATTTGTATGCGGATTACAAATTAGTTGATTAAATCAACAATGTAAGTAGCTTTATTTTATTGTTCTAGATATTCGTAATTTTCAATTGATTCTAATTTTTCCATTACTTTTTTATTAAATTCAGCTTGTGTTTTTAAACTTTCCACAAGATTATTTAAAGTATTTATTATTCCATCAATTGCTTTTACAGTATCTTTATCCACTATACCTCCTCATAAGATACATTCTTTTTCTAATAACATTTTGATTGCAGTCATCACACACACGCCCGTCATACAGGGGTAAACCGTTATGTCCGTACGTAATACTATTTCTACAATTTTCAAAATTTTCACAATAATTTGTTTTTTGCATTTAAATTATTCCTTTAAACTTCCATCTAATAAATGTTCTTATTTTTAGTCCATAACAAAATTTATCTAAAAATGGTTGATAAATATTAAATATCCACCAAAGTTTTATTTCTTCCATTATTCTTCCTCGTTTAATTTATTACTTAATGGCACCATTTTTGTAAAGTTACTTGTTTTAATAGCATTTAAAAAATCAGCTTTTTGTTCAGGTGTTAAAAAATCAACTGCTATATCTAATTGTTTACGCAATAATTTTATAATTCCTTCTAATTTTCTAATTTCAGAAAGCACTATTCCTCCTCATTTGAACGTATTGCTTTATCTATTTGGTATTCTATAGCTTCATATAACATGCGACACCAACCTCTAACAAATTCATTTAGTTGTCGGTTTTGTCCCGCAGTATGTAAATCTTTAAAAGTCCAACGCAACACATTAATTAGTTCTTGTTTACTTAAAGAATTTATTTTTTGTTCTAAATCTATATCCATAATATCTCCTGAACTAGTGCCTGCTATTCTGCAGACACTAATTCTTGTTCAGTTACTGTTTCAGAACTTTTCTTAGCTATATAAGTAGGTGATTGTCTATGTAAATCACGTACTGCGTCTATATCTAAATACAATGGAATAGGTTTAAACTTTCCATCTATAGGAACTGAAATCCATGTTCTTTTACTCCATGGAACTTCTTTACCAGTAATCCCACAAATAGGATTTTGGTAGTCGTTATTAGTTTCTGACATAATTACTCCTTTCGCCAGTTATTAATTAGTTTCTAGTTAAACTAAAAAAATAGAACGTGCTGTCCGCAAGGATACAGCACGCTCTAACGTATATTTAAAAGGGTGGCTCTGCGTCCATGTATAGATTTTCATCTATCATGTCATCAGTTAACAGTTTAATACCTAATACTTTTATATCTGCTTCCAGATTATTATCAGCTATTTGGTCATGATGACGTTCTAAACCTTGAACAACCCATTGTTCTACTGATTGGAATTGTCCTGGTGTTAGAACACCTGCAACTGTTTCTAGTGCTTCTTTTACTTGAACTATCTGCATAGTTACTCCTTTCATAATAGTATATTAATATATACTATAGAGTGTACATAATTTATATACACTCTAACTATATATTATAATAATTTACCTTGTTCATAAATTACTTCATCAATAGCTACTTCTCTAGCTAATTCAGCTGTAGAAACAGTATGATTAGTAAATTGTTTACCTTTGTTATGAAATGCCCAGATATTTTCGCTTTGTTCAAATATCTTTACACCGCAGCTACTATGTACAAACAATGGATAGCTAACCTTTTTCTTGGTATTAAAAAACCAATATCTTTTATTCATAGCTTCTATTTGTTGTTCACAATATCCACAAATTACATTATTCATAGTACTCCTTTCTAAAAAAAGAACGTATTCGTAAGAATATACGTTCTTGATATACCGCTATTTATTACGTTCATCTGGACCATAATAAAAAAAAGACAGTAGTCTGGCACATTGAGTACCAGACATACTGTACATACCTATTTATTTTTGTGCATTGAGTAATAACTGTTGACCGCATGGCTTACAGATATTTCTATACCAGAATTCGGTATTTGTATAACTACCATCATCAGCTTTTCTGCTACGAACTTCCCTGAAGTTAAAACCAAGTTTCACTTCATGGTTTCCAACATTACATTGGAAGGTCTTCGCATCAGATTTCACCTCAGTAGCCTTCGGTTCATCTGTAGCTGATGTGTCAACAGTATCTTGTTTATCTTTAACTTCTAGCATATATAACTCCTTTACTAACTAGAACTAATACAAAGGAAAGATAAAGTATATATCTCCCGTAAGGATGAGATATATACATACCTTAAAGTAATGTGTAATCAAATCAACAGTTCATTTATATATTTATATAGAGTATCTTATATTACTTCAAGGTATGTCATTAAACTACCATAGGTATGTATTTAAATAAAACTATAGTCCATATGTAGGTTATATTAGTCTATACAGATACAGTATACATATACTGTACAGAATATAAGTACCTATCTATATAGGAATACTGTATCTGTATAGTCTTTGACCTACATATGTTAACTTTGACGTTGCTATTATTTAATGTATGTCTAAAAAAATATACTGGTAATCTGTAAGACCCAATGATTTAGGGCATGAGCGGGCATAGGTGTTATTTATGCTAACTAAACCTTTTCTTAAATCCTTGGGTACTGCTTTTGCGTTTCTACGTTACTGTCTTGCCAGTCAGCAGCTTTTTGCATCCCGATTGCACCTTCACCTGTAACAAAATATTTGTGTTTAGTGTTTGTAATTAGGAGTACTATAACATATAATTCTCACTATACAAACATCTATGGAGGAATAGTTAAATAATGGTAGATACACCAAAAAACGTTGTATGCATAGCTAACGGTTGTAGGAAGCGATTGAAGGGTAAACAACGTAAATTTTGTTCTCCCACCTGCCAGAAACGACAATTTGCCTCTGACAAACGACACAACGATAGAATTGAAAAACCAATCAATGTAGAAAGAAATTCTGACGAGGGCGACTACGCCTCAGTCAGGAGAGGTCAGTACTACCGAGCTTTCGTAAGTGAAGGTTTTGCTGACTCAGTTGCAACTGGCGACATGACGGTAGCTCACGCAGCTTCCCTCCTTGGTTGCACTTCAGCTACCGTTAGTCGCATGCTTGCTGCCTACAAAATAGATACTAGAAACCAAATAGCAGCAGAGGATTGGGAACTATCCTCAGAAGCTGTAGCAGCATTAGAAAATTTTTCTAGCTTTCGCTCTAAATACTTTAGAACAGAGCTGGGTAAGAAATACGAAACCGCAGATTTTCATACTAACTGGATAAATAACATTATTGATTCTATAGATAACGGTAAAGAATTATTAATACTGTCACCCCCACGACATGGAAAGACAGAATTATTAATACATTTTGCTGTATATCAAATATGCAAAAACCCTAATACAAGAATTATGTGGGTAGGTGGTAACGAAGACATAGCTAAAAACGCATTATCTGCTGTACTAGATGTACTAGATACAAACGAAGAACTACGTGATGCATACTGTCCACCAGGTACAAGTTTTAAACCAGACAATAGGTCAGGTAAAAACTGGTCACAAAATCAATTTACTGTAGGTACTAGAACAGTACCAGGTATTAAATCACCAACTATGGTTGCTGTAGGTAAAGGTGGAAAGATATTATCACGTGACTGCGATATTATTATTGCTGACGACATTGAAGACCATCAAACAACTATGCAACCTGGTGCTAGAGAAAGTACAAGACAATGGTGGACTACAACATTATCAAGTCGTAAAGAGGAACATACTGCTGTAGTTGTAATTGGGTCAAGACAACACCCTGATGATTTATATAATCATTTACTTGAATCAGATAACTTTACAACAATTGTAGAAACTGCACATAGTTTAGAATGCAATATACCAGAACACGAAGAAGATTTACATGACAGTTGTATGTTATGGCCTACTAAACGTTCTTTTAAATGGTTAATGTCTAGATTAAAATCTGCAGAATCTACAGGTGGTAGACAAACATTTGAAATGGTTTATTACAACCAAGCATACGTAGAAGGTACGCAAATATTTACTATGGATATGATTGACCAATGCATGAGGTCTGACATGGTACTAGGACAAGTTTATAAAAATTTGTATTTAGTAGCTGGACTTGACCCTGCATCATCTGGTTATCAAGCAGCAGTACTTTGGGGTATAGACCAGTACAGAGGAGAGTTATATCTTATAGATATAGAAAATAGACAAGGTGGAGGTATTAGAGCTGCACTTGATTGCATGGCTCAATGGTTACATGATTACGATTGTAGACATTGGATAGTAGAAGAAAATGGTTTTCAGTCTGCTATACGTATGGACGAAGGTATAAAAGAATTTACTTTACGTACAGGTATAACAGTACAAGGACACCTTACAGGTAAAAACAAACATGACCCACTTTATGGTGTAGGTGCTATGGCAGATTTATTTGAAAATAAACGTATACATCTTCCTGTTGGTGATGGTATGTCAAATGCAAAAGTACAACAATATAGGCAACAACTGTTATACTTTGATGGTAAGCCTGTTTCAAAAAGAAACAAAGCTAAAACTGATATAGTTATGGCAGCTTGGTTTCCAATGAAAGTGTTTAGGCGTATGCAAAAAGAGCATGCTGCTGACATAGGATTAGACTATAATCCTAGTTACGGAGATTACAAGATGACGGAGATAAACAACGCACCATGGGCATAGAGAATATAGACCAAAAAAGTTATAAAGAAGTTTTAGCTAATGCAGCTAATTTAACATCTGGAGAAAATGTCAGAGTCAGACAAGTCAGTAAAGCTAGAATAAAAGCTATTCTTAATGGTGGTCCTGATGGTATAAAAGCATTACTAGGTGATACAATGGAAACCTCTGATGCTGATTTATTACCAGCTCCTAACATGTTACAGTCTGGTATTGACAGACTTTCACAAAAAATATCTGGTGTACCTAATGTACGTGTAGATGTACCTAATGATGCAGATTCTACAAGAGCAAAAGTACGTGCAGAAAAACTAGAACGTATTGTTACTAGTTATGATGAAAAACAAAATTTAAATTTACAATTAGCACAAGCATCTAGATGGCTACCTGGTTATGGTTTTGCAGCATGGGTTATAACTACTAAAAGAGATAAAAATGGTTATTATTACCCAAGTGCTGAACTACGTGACCCTTATGATACATTCCCTGGAAGTTTTGGTCCAGACCAAAAACCTAGAGAGTTAGCTGTTGTACGTAGAGTACCTAGATATAAACTTGCACAAATTTATCCTGAATTTGCAAATGATATTTTAAAGATTGATGAAGATGACACTGGTCAAGAATATCAAGACTACGCTACACCATTTATGTCATACGATACTAATCGTGAACAACAATGGGAAGATAATACATCACAAGGTGTCCGTATTATTGAATACTATGACCAAGGTGGTACTTATGTTATATTTCCAGAAAGAAATTTAATTTTAGATTTTATACCTAACGTACTATCAACTCCACCATTTGTATTTGTTAAAAGAGTATCTTTTGACATGCTTAAAGGACAATACGACCATGTTATAGGTCTTATGGCTATGATGGCAAAAATAAATATTATGTCAGCTATAGCTATGGAAGACTCTGTGTTTACAGAAACTAACATATCTGGAGAGATAGAATCGGGACAATATAGAAAAGGTAGATTTGCCGTTAATTATCTAGCTCCAGGTACCCAAGTTTCTAAACCACAAAATAACATGCCGTACCAGTTGTTCCAACAAATTGATAGATTAGAAAGACAATTGCGTTTAGTTGGTGGTTATCCAGTAACTGATGACGCACAGTCACCTAACTCATTTGTAACTGGTGCAGGTTTACAAGAACTTAATGGTGCTATGTCACTTATGATTAATGAGTATAGAGAAATTATAAAACATGGTTTAGTTGAAATGGATGCTAAACGTTTAGAGCTTGATACTATTTTATCTTACTCAAATAACATTACTAAAAAACCTATGGCAGGTTATTTAAACGGAACTGCATTTTCAGAAAACTACCAACCATTAACTGATATTGGTGGTGACTATAGAACAAGACGTGTTTATGGTGTTATGGCTGGATTTGATGAACCACAGAAAATTGTAACTGGGTTGCAATTGTTACAAGCAGGTGTTATAGACGTAGAAACATTACAAGATAATATTGATGGTTTAGAAAACATACAAAAGGTACAAGAACGTATACGTAAAAATAAAGCAGAAAATGTTTTATTTGAAAGTATATTGTCTAGGTCAGCACAAGGAGATAGTGCTGCAACTATGGCTGCAATAGCTATATATGAAAATCCAAATGCTATTACAGATATAATGAAACAGTTTTATACACCTGAAGAACCACAGATGACACCTGAACAAATGGCTATGATACAACAACAGTTGATGGCACAACAAGGTGGTGGACAACCTCCTTCATTAGCAGCTGCGTTTGGATTGTAATGGATTACGAAGATGCTTTTTGGGAACTGGTTTATCAGGAGTATGGAGTTGTAGATGAACTTGATGTTATGAACGATAACATTGTAGAAATCATACAACCACAAAAAGGAATAATAATATTAATTACTAAGGACATGTATGAGTAAAAATAGACGTGGTGGTGAAAGAACACCTAAAAAACCTACAGCTATTCCATCTGCAATTCCTGGTGCAGGTGCAGGTATGAATAGAACAGATGGCGGACCTGCTGACAAACAAGCTATTCGTAGATTGCCAGATGCTGGTTATAATGAAAACAAAACATTTGTTGCAGGTCAAAAAGCTGTTAACGGTTTACCTAAAGAACCTGAATCTCCACAAGTAAATGCTAGACCGTCAGAAACTTCTGGTGGATTAGAAGCTCTTATATTTGCAGGAACTGATAGACCTTATGAAAATAATACAGCTGGTTCTATTTTAAGTGGTAATCCAAATAGACCTCCACAATTGTTAGCTGATGATTACGATATTTTGTTAGAAACATTAGTTACACAAAATCCAGATAATCTTATGTTTAAACAATTGTACAATGCAAGACAAGCACAGAAACCATAAATGTTTTATAAACTTGAAGATGAACGTCAGTTTGGTATAAATGCAAATCTTGAACGACAAAAGTACAAAGCTGCAGAAGAATATTTAGAAGCTAATCCACAATACGCAACTAGATTAAATGCATTAACAGAACGTTATGCAATTTTACCTATTGAAGTTTTAGACCCTATTGCAAAAAATGCAGAAATACCTGTAGATAGTCCATCACTACAAGAATTATGTGATGACTATACAAAACAGTGGTGCGCACAAGCTGGTGAAGTTTGGGAAGCATCTAGACAAAAACATAATACAGGTAAACATATTGAAGATATGACTATGAATTATGGTGATATATTATTTGGTTTACCTTCTTTAGCCACTGCACCATACAATCGTATTGTTAAAGGTGGAGAAGAAAAAGTTAAAGTTGGTAAAACACAAACATCACTATGGTATGTTGCATTACATGATGCTATAACAGAAGCATACGTTAAATATAATCCTTTTAATGTTTCTCCAACTATTGAGGAACCTTACTATAACGAAGAAACAAAAGAGTTTATTACATCAGAACAATACGATAATTTAAACCCAGCAGAAAAATTGTTATATGCAATACCTGGTGCAAAGTATTTACTTAAAGATAATCATATGATATTTAATTCTAGAATATGGGCTTATGCACAGCAAATGAATGCTATGGATAGATATTTAGAAGCTGGTTATACAAGAGAAGAAGCACAAAAATTTATACCTATTGATTTATCTGCAACAAAAGTAGAAGGTTTAGGTCAAAAAGAAAATTGGTTAGATGAAACTAAACAATGGATAAAATTTGCTAAAGAAGCTAAAAGTCTTGGTGGTGAAGCCTATTTGTTTGAAATGTTAAATCAAATTAATTTAGGTAGACCTGTTAATTACAATAGAGATAATGTACTAACTGTAGAATCTTTATTAGCTGAAAATATGCCAGAATACGAAGATTTAATAAATTCTGGTATGACTGAAGATGAAGCTAAAAAATACATTTATGCACGTATTGGTACACCTATTGTTAAACCTAATGAAAATGGTGAAATAAACTGGACATCAATACAAAGTCCTAATCAAATAGAAGCCTTTGCTGGTAGACGTTTTATTTATAATCCTGAATTAGCTGATGAATATTCTAAACGTAATGAAATGAATATTAATGAAAAACTTGGAATTAAAATACCTTACTCACAAGGAAGATACCAAGCATCAATGAATTATCGTGTAGGTTCTGAAGCATACAATACAGCATCAGGTTGGATAGATGGTAAAGCTAGAATTATTCCAGAATTAGTAACTGGTGGAATTATTAAAGGTGTTAAACAATCTAAAAAATTATTAAAAGTTGTTAACAAAATTAATGATTATGAAGAATTATATAGTCCTGTTAAAAAAAGACAGATAGTATCTGATTGGGCTATAGCTAATAATAAAAATCCTGTTACAGGTGAAGCTGTAGAAGATGTATTAGGTACTTTAGATACAATTGATATTGAAAAATTACGTGTTAATAAATTTGTACCTGAAGTTTCTGATACATTAAAACTTGCACGTAAAGAAACTAGAAAACTCAAAAGAGAGTATGGTTTAATGGGATTTACTGTAAAAGGTGTATTAGCAGGTACTCCAACAAAATTAGTTACAAGATTAGATGAATCAGGTGTTATAAACGATTTAGCTAAAACAAGTAGCATATTAGAACTTGAAAACAATTCATGGACAAGAAACTTTCCACCTGAAATTAAAAAATTAATAGCTAAAACTGATGATAAACAGGAATTAAAAAATATATTTACATATGCTTATGGTGATGGTTATCAATTAAAAGGATTAGATACACCATTTTTCTTACAAGAATTACCTAAAGGTCAATCGTACATACTTAATGAAGCAATTAAAAAAGCTACAGGTGTTAATCCTGGCTTACCTTCATTAGGTTCTATTGCTGGTAGGTCTGTAGGTAAGGCTTTAGAAGTAACAGATAAATCTTTTAGAGGTGTTTATAGAGGTGCAGCAAGTGCATTACGTACTACTAAACCGATAGTTTTAGATGATACAAAAGTTTTAAACATTAATGATTACAACATTTGGAAAAATAAAGGAGAACGTTTAGGTAGAAATCTCGGATTTTATTCTGAATTAACAGGAGGCATGTCACCATATTGGAGAAAAAAAATGTCTATACTTCCTGGTTCAAATATACCATATGCAAGTAAGCTAGAAGGATATAACACTGTTGTTAAACAAATTATGTCAACTGGATTATCGTCTAAAGTTGCTGACAATTTGCTTGATGAATTTATTAGTATGAACTATACAATAAGCAATGTTAATAAATTTGCAAGAAAATTAGCAGAAGCACAAATAGATGATGTTGCTGTTAAAACAAATCCTAAACGTGCAGAAATACTTCAAAGACATTACAACAATATTTTTGACAATGAAGAACAAATACAAATGTATTTAGTTGACCCTAAAGGTAAAATGTTAACAAGTCCATGGACAGCACGTATGACTAATCCTGATTCTGGAGAAACAACATTTATTCCAACAATAACTAAGTTATCTGAAGCTGCATCACAAGGCGCACCATTATTAAATAGACGTGTTGTAGATAGAACTTTAGGTAAATATTTTGATGAAATACCTGAACTAGAATTAGGAACATTTATGGATGGTGTAAAAATTTATGCAAAAGAATTAAAAGAACAAGGCATTAAAAATATAAAAATACCTACACCTAGAATACAAAATGATGTTGTTACTATGGTATTAGATACCTGGATGGGAAGATTGTTTAAGCCTAAAACTATTGTTAAACCTGCACTAACACAAAGAGTTTTATTAGAAGAACAACTATATTTTGCTGTACATCCTAATTTAAAAGGTGCATTGGATAGTCCTTTGTTTTATATGCAATGGTTGTTTAGTTATGGTTATTTGCCAAAACGTTCATGGGTAAAAAAACTTATGAAAGATGTTATGGATAGTGGACAAGATGTAAATGAAGTTACATTAGGTCATTTACATTTAGAAGCTATCAATGCTAATTTAAATTACAACGATTTTAACGTATCAAAAATTAATAAAAGAAATACAATATATCAACCAGTTAAACCTACAAATAGTAGAGCAGTAGAAGCAAGAATATTTCAATTTAAAAAATTATATCTAGACCCTATATCTAGAAAAGTTGCAAGTTATGACAGTTTTGATGATGTTGTTGCATGGTCTACTACTAATGACGCAATTAAATTACGTGATAGATTAATAGATGCAACTGGTTCAACATTCACAATAGGGCAAACAAATGGTGCTGATGATATAAGAATACAAGAAAATTGGATTAAATATCTTAAAGAACGTGAGTTTGAAATCAGAATGAATACTGGTATGGCATTACAAGAAGGTGTAGATTACACATATGGTGCTGATGGTATTCCAAATTATGATGTAACTAAAGGATTTACAGGTAGTTTAGAACTACGTAAAGGTATTGCTCATGGTGTATTTAAAGACGTTGATGGTACAGAAATAAAATTACTTCCTAAATATGACCAAATTTATGATAAATATACACCTAAAGATAATGATAAATTTATTAGAGGTATTAAGAATTATATAGAAGCTGTTGATGAAGATGGTAATTTAATATTTGATTTTGGTTATGCAATACTTCCTAAAAATCCTAATTTAAATATTCCAGGCACTGGAGCTTTAGAAAAGTATGATTTATTCTTAGAAAATATTTTTGATACATTATTAGCGTCACCATTAGCTAGATTAAACAGAAGTCCTATATTTAAACAAAATCGTTGGTTGTTTTTATCTGGTAACTTTGAAAAATTTAGTCCTGCATTACAAGCTAAATTTATAGATGAAGCTGAAAAAGCAAAAATACCTAATTACATGATTAAAAAAATTAAAGGTATAGCAGCTTTACAATCAGGTACACAAGATAATTATCGTGCTTGGTCAGACTTAGCAGGTTCTTATGCAGTAAGAGAAATGAAATCTTACTTGTATGATACTAAAAATAGACATAGGATTTCAGATGTTACTAGAAATATATTTCCTTTCCCAGAAGTATTTATTGAAGTAGGTAAACGTTGGGGTAAAGCATTTGTAGAAAATCCATTTATGGGTAAAAATATAAACCTAGCAAATAAAGGTTTTCAAACATTAACAGGTACAGATGTTTATGCAGGTGAAGGATATTTTGGTATTGACCCTATTAGTGACCAAGAAACATTTTTGTATCCATGGAATGAAACATTTAACAATTTACTTTATGGTGATGGTACTAACTTTAAAATGGTAGCTAAAGGTTATTTAGGTGGTATAAACATGGTAAGTACACAAGCATTTCCTAGTTCACAACCAATGGTACAAGTTGCTATAGATGAATTAATGGATGCAACAGAAGTAAATCAAAAATTCCAAGACCAATTTTTTGGAGATTTTCCACCACCAAAAGATTTAGCAGAAGCTATTAAGGGTAGTCCAAATCCTTGGTATAACAAATATAGAGCTGGTACAAAAGGTAGTAAACTTGGTATTGATTTAATTCGTGAAACATTTAGTGATACATACGTAGACCCAGACAATAATTTTATTAATTGGGACATGAATAATATGCATATGAGTATGCGTGCAGAATCTACACTTAATTTATTTGAAGCAGTTAAATCAAGTTATGACCAACAAAGGCTATTAGAAACTGGACAACTTGATAAGTACATTAATGATTTGATGGATAATTGGGATGGTAAAAGAGAAGTTGTTGGTTTTGATGAGTTACTTACATATTTTCAAGAAACAGGTAAAGATGCGTATCCTTATAAACCAGGACAGTTAACACCTGAAATATTAGATAAAGCAACTTTAAAATGGTCTGCTTTAAAAGCTCAACAATCATTAGTATTTCGTTCTCTTGCACAATTTGGTTTGCCTACTGGTTTTGTACTTAAATCAGCTATACAAGATAAATCAGGTAAATGGTGGGCAACTGCAGTATTAGCTGAAGAATATAGCAAATTAGTACAAAAGCATTATGGAAATCAAAAACTTGCTGCTAATGAATTTTATAGTTTTTATGGTATAGACCATGCTTATTTAACAACAACAACAAAAGATAAAACAGCTGGTGCAAAAGTATACGATAGGTCTGTTGTTGAATGGAAAAAGAAAAATGAAAAAGAAATACAGTTGTTACCTAATTCTTACAATTTATTAAATCCATCTAATCCACAAGCAGAACGTACATTTGACCAAATGATATTTGAAACTACTAGAAATCCTAATGAATACTTATATGCTGCAAATGATACAGCTGCTTGGTTTAGAAAACAAAGATATGCTGAAAAAACAAGAGCTACTTTTGGAGATAATAAATATTCTGACTTTTTAATTAAAGCATATACTAATGCATTAGAAGAAGCATATCCTGGATACAATGATGCTTACGGTAAACGTAAAACAGCTACACCGCAAGATATTTTTGAAGAAATGGAAACATACTGGACTACATTAGATTTTCCTAGTAATTATGAAGCTGGTCGTGGTTTTCAAGAATATTACAATAATTACTGGGTTGAGCTAGTTAAAGAATCACAAGTACTTAGCGGAACTGGTTCTACTACATGGTGGAGAAACTCTAAAGACCCTGTAGCTATTACTATGAGAAAACGTGCTGCTGATGCTGCATATGCAACGATACTTGAATATCCAGAATTTTTATCTGTTTATCAAAATGTAATTATACGTTTATTTGCTGGAGATACAGAAATGTTAGACTATACTACAGCTTTAGAGGAAAAAAGAAGAACATTAGGTTCTGATGCTGTAAGAGAGGTAATTAATCCGTAATGGCTACACCAGAAGAAATAGCTGCTTTAGAACAAGAAACAGGTTTAAAAGTAAATGATATTATAAATAATCCTTCAGGTTATGGACTAAATACAGAAGTATCAGCTGTATTAGAACAATTATTACTAGACGAAGCTACGCCTATTCAAAG